AAACTCCCCTTCCGGGGTTACAATCTTTTTGTTTCCGTATTTTCTGCGTGTTATCATATCTCCATAGGTTCAAAGAAATACTCCGGGTAGCATTGGCAACGAGGGTGCGGACGCTCAAATGGTGTTTCGATAGGGATTTTCTTTCCGCAAAGGGAGTCGCACTCCGGGCAGTCGAAGGACGAGCCTCGGTGACGGATATAGTAACCCGCCCCTTGCGCCATAGCGTCCACCCACTCGGCATAACGGGCCGCGTCTATAATCAAGTCCGCGCCGATTAGCGAGAGCTGGTTATAGATATTGAAACTATATCCCGGCCCCCAGCCCATGCGCTTTATCCCGGCCTCCCGCCAAAGCGGGCAAAGAAACGGGTTGTTGATATACCGGGAAATCAGCACCCGCAAATATCCCTTTGTGTAGTTCTTTGCGAGCGCGAGTCCAACCCAGACAGAAAGTAGGTCCAAAAGGTGCTCCCCGGCAAGGTCAAAGCTCATACCGGCATACTTTTCGGAAAGGGCCGTTTCAAAGGCAACCTCCTCGTCCGCATAATCCAGCGAGTCGGTAATCAGCGTATAGGCAATCTTCCTTGCGTCCTCAATGCAGCCGTCTGACAGCGCAACGCATTGGCGCAGGGCCTCTTTGTAGAGCGTTTCGTCGGCGTCAAAAGAGAAATCAGCGCCGAGGTGCTTGTATTTCCATGCCAGCTCCAAAAGTGCCGCCAGCGCGTCGTTAAATCGCTTTTTCGACGCACCGGCGAACTCGTTTAGCGAGGCATTTATCTTGTGGTGGTTAAGCATTGGCTCGGCTTGCGGTTACGGAGTTGTTCTTAATCTGTTGTGCGTTTATCTGCGCGGCGGCTACGGCCTCATCGTGGGCCTCCTGCAGGAGCCTGTTCACCTCGTCCGGGGAGGAATAGCCAATGTTATAGGCGATTTCCGTGGCGGTCTTTTTAGACATAGCACCAGCGGCGACAAGCTGCTGAATACCAGAAATCACGTCGTTTTCGGAAAGGAAAATGAACGGGTCCAGATACGCCTTTACTTTGAAAGAAGCAGTATCGCTTGCACGGTTTTCAGAAGTGAAGTAGGCAAACTTGAAGAGGCTTACAACGCCGTTCAGGAATTGCTGATACTCGATAGAGTCCGAAAGGGCCTTCAGGTAAGAATCAGCAAAGAGCATCTTGACCGTCCGGGAGGACATATCAGCGCCAGACTTGATTTCGGGCGTTTCCACCGCGAACGAGCCTCGCATGATATTCTTTTCCATGATTTCCAGCTGCTTTGCAAAAGCGCCGTCAGCGCCTTGTGCGGGCTCCAAGAATCCTACCTTTGCGTTCGGGTCGATAGAGTCAATACGGTTGGGCGTACCGTCCGTATTTGTCATTACCTCCATATCCCCGCCGAGGGTATAAAGAATCCTCAAAGCGTAGGCCGCATTGTTTTCGCTGAACTGCGAAATGCCGATTTCGTAACCGTCAATGATTCCCTGCGAGGCGGTCCAGACGGGGCCGGTGTCGCGGCGGTGGTAGCGAACGGGAATATCCGGGAAGCCGTGCGGTTTCGGCTCGCCTTCAAGCTCCCAGCCTTCGCCGTCATCTTTCTTCTTATAAGTGGCAAACGAGGTGCGGTCGATTACGTCCAAATACTCATGGGGATTGCCGTCCCAATCTTCCTGCACATACCGGCGGCCAAGAAGCGCCAGCTTTCCGGTCAGCGAGTCGTAGTGTGGATAGAGCGTGTCGCCACGGTTGTAGGAGAAAACGCGCCAGCCGGGTTTCCCCTCTTCCATATAGACGTAAACTGCAACGTCGGCAATCTTGTAATCTTCCTCAATCGCATCGTTGATAGCTACCTCCATATCGTACTCTTCCCAGCCCTCGCGGAAGAAGGAAAGGGTGTCAATCATCTTTTGGTTGGTCGCGTCGGAAATCAGCTTCATGCCGATATTGTTTCCCAGCAGTGCCTCTTTTCGCTTTGTTAGGATTCGCTCCTGAAAGCCGATTGCAATACGGCTTCGCACCTTTGCTTGATACGCGCCGGTTTCCTTATTGACATAAAGGGTATTCGGGTAGTGTTTGAGGTGGTTAATCTTGTGCGAGGTCGGAAAGAACTCGCGGTAAAAGTCAGCCTGCGTCCGGAGCTCATGCTGTACGTTCTCGATAGTCTGAACGTAGGGAGCGGCCGGGTTGATTATCGGAGTAGTGCCAATAACCCCGGGAGGAATAGGAACGGAAAATGGCTTTTTCCGCATGATTTGTTCGGGTGTCATAGCCCCGATAGTCGGAGTAAGTCGCATGGTATATTCGTTTTAAAATTTTAACTTCCAAAAAAGCTCCAGTCGCCACGGCGCACGCGGCGCGTAGCCTTTGCATTGTCGGCCCGGTCCACCGCGTAGAGCAAAGCCTCGATAAAGTCCGGGGAATGGCCCAGCAGGGCAATCATATCCTTCTTTTTAATCAGCGAGCGGGGGCTTTCATTCTCAATCCATTTCAGCACAATGCGCTCCTGCATGAGCCGCTCTTCGATAGTGAACGGCACGCGCTTATCCATGAAGATTCTACGAAGCACGTTTTCCTCAATCGACATTTCGCCGTTCTGGATTTTGTCAATGAGGATACCGGCACATTCGGATTTGCGCTTTGTATATGCCGTTTTGTCCCGTGCCGGGCCTTTGTTGTCAAATGCGTGCGCCCGGCGCAGGTCCTCTGACTGACGGAGCCAGTTGCCTACTCCGTTCACGTCATAGGCGAAATCCTCATCGGCCACTTCGTTGCGTTTGAGAAAAGCCTTAATGCGAGGCACAACGTCCTCGGCGGTCACGTACTTTATCGCCTCTACGTCAATGATATGCCAGCCGTCCATAGCCCAAAGCACAAGCCAGTCACCACGGAGCGCAATATCGCCTCCGGCAACCCTGCGCCCGTTCGTTTGGGGGGCGTTTTGGAAAAACTTATACATATCCCCGGCGGTAATGAGCGAGCCGGTATCGTCAATATCCCGCCAAACGCCCCTAATATCGTTTATAACGGCCTTTGAGCCGCCGGACGATATTCTGTTCATATACTTCGGGTCGGACGCTTGCAGAATCTTATTTTCGCCAAATTCGCCGTCGATAAACGTAAGCGAGGTAATAAATTCTTTATAGTCCCGGTCCGGGTTATCCGTAAGCGAGTTGATTTTGTTGCGGGCGTTGGGGTTGCGATAGACCTCTTCCGGGGTATCGCCCCAAGCGATTTCCGTAACGTCCTCGCCGTAACGGCAGAAGTAGCGAATCTTTCCAGAGCGGGCCGGTATCGCCTCGTCCGTTTCCGGGTCAATCCACCAGTCCAGCAGCCAGCGCAGCTTATTGGATTTACCAACGGGGTTGCAGGTACAAATGAAACGAGCCGGGAGGCCGGTGGTGGAACGGTTGGAGCCCATGAGGTCAAAAATCACGTTCAGGTTATCCCGGGTGAACTCGGCCAGCTCCTCAATGACAATATAAGGCATTTCCGCACCACGGAAACGGTCTTTTACCGCTTTGAGGTCCGCCAAGTGCTCCATTTTCATTGTAGCCCCGGCCCCGCCAAAGAACTTTGCTTCAAAGGACGTGTCGGCGAACGAGGCGAATCCACGGAAGATGGGCTTACAAGACTTCCAAATACCACGCTTTACGTCGTTTTCAAGGCGACGAAAGCCGTACATGTTAACGTCGGGGTTTTCCGCGTAGTAAAGCGCACCAATAAGGCTTATGGCTGTTTTGCCAGCGCCACGTTTTCCTCCGCAAATGGTAATGTCGGCTTTACTGGTTAGCACCTTCTCCTGGAAGCCCTCTTGTGGAATCAAATCCCAAATGCGTTTTCCGAGGCGCTTTTGCTCCAGATTTTCGTGCCGAATCTTTTGTGCGTACTCATACGAATACACCTCGACGCCATATTGCAGAAACACGGGGTCAAGGTACTGCTTATCGTCTATGACGGTTTGCTCGCTCATTCTTTTGCAAAGATTGTAATTTGTTTTCAATACAAATCAATATTTATTGAAATGTATTGATTTTTTAGCCTTATATTTGCCCGTGTATGGACGAAAAGAGCGCAAATACCGGTGTGCAGATTGTCTGCCCGCTTTGCAAGCAGACTTTTCCGGTACGAGTACAAGAACTCACGGGAAAGCTGCGGCTCTCGGTCCGATGCCCTCACTGCAAGCGCATTAGCGAGCTTACATTGAGCGATATAAAATAGCCAGCGCCATGAGCGCACAATAGAGGCCACCAGAGTTACATGATAACCGAATAGGCCCGGAGTAGAAATCCCGTGTGGGTTTCCGCTTCGGGTTTTTTGTATAACCCAGTTCATTGAAAGCAAAATGAAACAAAAAATTATTGATGCGTTCAAGACGAAGTATTTGAGCTTTGGATTGAGCAACGAGGCTATTGACCGGATTGCCTCTGCATTGGAAAAGACAGTCACCAAAGAAGAGGAAATCGCAGAGGCTTTGGCAAAAGTCGATACGATGAACCTTATCGCAAGTGAGCTTCAAAAGATGCGTGACAAGGAGATTCAAACGCGAACCGACTTGCAGAGGTCTTTTGATGATTACAAGGAGAAGCACCCGGAAAAAACTCCGCCCACCCCTCCGACTCCCCCGAATCCTAACGAGCAGGAACCCGAATGGGCCAAAACACTGCGCCAGCAGAACGAGCAGCTCCTCGCCCGCCAAAAGGCCGAGGACGATGCAAAAGCCCAAAAGGAACTTGTTACCCGCCTCGAGGCAGGCTTGAAGAAGGCCGGTTGCGTCAATGCCGGTATCCTTGCCGGAGTACTGAAAGGCGTTGCCCTTCAGAAAGACGAAACCGAGGAGGCCGCGATTGAAAGGCTCAAAGGCGACTATAACGCCTCTGTGAAAGCAATCTTTGGCGACGGTCCTATTCCCCCGGCGGCAGGTGGTAGTGCTTTCGGTGACGCAAAGACCGCTCTTGACAAAAAGAACGCTTTTCTGCGCCAGCAGGGACTTCTCCCGGAACCCCAAAAAGCACAGTAACCTTTAACTCAAAGCACCATGCCTAAATTCAGCTCTTTCAACGCTTATGGCTCCGAGGCTAACGAAATCGGCCAGAGCCATGTTCCCGTTTGGCTTGGTACGGTTGCTCCTCACGCGGTAGGTGGTATGCTTAATACCGCTTTCTTGAAGAAGGGCCTCCGTATTCCCGCCGGTACGGGTGTAAACCTGACTGCGGGTGTCATTAACCCGCTCCTTACCTACGTGGTTAAGGCTGTGAATACTGGTGTGATTACCATTGACCCGAAGGAATATGGTTTCACCCCCGCTGTCGGCGAGTATCTGTTCCTCGTGAACGCTGATAGCTTCGCCTCTAACGGTAGCCCCGTCGCAATCACCGCCGTTGCCGCCAACGCCGCTAACTCCGCACTTCTGGACGTAACCGTCGCCATTGAAGGTGTGGCCGTCGGAAGTGTTGTAGCTTTCGCCCCCACCAGCGGGGCCGTTCCCGCCCCTAACGGCTATCTCTACAACGACATTTACCTCGGTGGAATCGAAGTCACCGCCGCGACTATCGCCGACAAGACCGCCGCCGCCTCTGGTGCTGTCGTTGATTTCCACGGAGAGGGCCTGCTCGTTGAGCTTACCCCTTGCGCCGGAATCGAGAAAGCCATGAAGGCCGCCGTTCCGAACGTAATCCAGGTGCTCGTTTAACCCTTAACGAATAGGAGAAAAACACTATGGATACCTACCAGATTCAATTTTACGACCTGCTTTCCCGCGCCCTCGGCGCTGGCGAGTCTATCCAGAGCTTCCTGGATAACACTATGGCCCTGAAGTACAATGCCCTCCAGCTGGACGGCTTTACTTTTGAGCCTTTCATGCAGACCGACTTCACTTACGAGCAGATTGTCGGCGAGCTCGGCCTGAACGTCATGGCGCAGTACTACGACGTTGACTCCCCCGCTCTGCCTGACGGAACGCAGGGCTTCAAGTCCTACACCGGCAAGATTCCTCGCATGAAGAAGGTGGAATACTTCAACGAGGATAAGCTCCGCAAGATGAAGCTCGTTGAGGACCGCAAGTCCTCCACCCCGGAGCAGATTGCGGAAATCGCCTATCAGCAGCTCTTCATCACCGTTGACAAGCTGATTGGCGGTCACACCAACGCCCTGACCTATCAGCGTCACCAGGCCGTTTCTACGGGTAAGTTCGTTATCAACAGCGCCAACAACCCGAAGGGTGTCAAGAACATCACCCTGGATTACCATGTACCTGCTGCCAACAAGACCATCCTGCCTTCTGACAGCACTCGCTGGTGGACCTCCACCACGCATACCCAGGCCAACGAGGGCGCAAACTCCAACCCCGTGAAGGACCTTACCGACATTGTGGCGAAAGCCCGTTATGCCGGTGTTCGCGGTCATTTCGAGGTGGAAATCGACTACCTGAAGGAAGTCCTTGCTCACAGCAAGGTGCTGGCCCAGATTGGTGTCGCCACCCTGCCCGCCTCCGACTCCACCGCCCAGATTGCCTACGCCGGTATTCTGTCCTACGAGGCCAAGAAGTCCGCTCTGGAGAGCCTTATCGGCGCTCCTATCAAAGCTATCGACTCCCTTGTGCCGGTAGAGTCTATCGACAAGGCCGAAAAGGCTTTCACCCGTCAGAACATTAACGCCTTCGAAAAGAACGTGTTTGTGTTCGTTCCCGACGGTGAAATCGGTGTCGTAAAGACCGTCGAGCCTATCGCCATTGAGGGTGGTAACTATGCCTCCTTCTACGGTGGTAAACTCCTGCTGACCGTCGGCGTTGACTTCGTGAAGAAGTGCCAGAGCTACAATACGGAAATGACCTCGCTTGTCATTCCTTCCGTGCCGCAGTACTTCTGGTATCTGTTCCCCAACGCCTAAAGACCGCGCTAATCCCTAATTGAAGGAAGAAATGGCAGACATAAGCACAAACCTAACTTTCGTAAGGTGGCTCCGGGCAAAGTCCGAGCCGTTCATGGACCTTTCCGATGATTTCCTTTTCTCTGTCCTCATCGGGCGGGACATTACGGACGATTCCATGCTTTACTCCGAAGCTACCGAGAAACAAAAGGACCTCTGCCTCGCAGACGTGTATTATGCCGCTGCCGTTTCTTCCGTCAAGACGGGGACGCAAGGCGAATCCGATGGCGGGTGGACCCATTACGTTGCAATCAAGAACGCCGTTAACCGCTCCGGCTTGCTGGATATGGCGAAGGCGCTCTACGACAAGTGGAACGAGTCCTTCATTGACCCGCGGAATAAAATCCGCATGAAGCCTTTGTATTAGTATGTATAACCCCCGTTGGCCCCATACCTTCGTTATCAAGGGCGAGTCCCTTGACGAAAACGGACTCCCCGTTACTGACGACCAGGGACGACCGGTTGAAAGCGAAGTGACGCTGAAAAAGTGCATTTACGATTCCAACTGGAACCCCCGCTTCAACAGCGACGGGACCTACGCTTATGAGGAGGTAACGGCTATGCCGTGGGGTTATCGTACTTCTACGGGCGGTCTTAAAACCGCAGGCGACGTGATTGTTGCCGACTACAAGATTTCCACCCCCAAATGCCTTACCGAAATCCCAACGGGGACCATTTTAGAGCTTACGGACGATACGCACACTTTCCTCGGAAAGGTGATGAAGTTCACAACCTACAACTGGGGTACTGACATTTGGCTTGACAACGTGAAAAACTAATGAGCCTGAAAAGTGATAACGACCGCAAGATAAAAGCCGGATTCAAACGCCTCGGCCCCCTCAAAGACATTGTTATTGAGAACGGCATGAAGAGGCTTATGAACGACGCTATGATGATTGCCCTCGCCACTCACGACCACGACCATTGGTTTCACAAGTCTACGGATAATTCCTACGGCTGGCTTGTGCTCCACGACGGAGCGCACGTAGACCACCGGACGAATACTGGAAAGCACGGCGAGGGAAGCGCCTATACGGAGCTTATGCGGGCCGCCGAGTCCGCTCCCAAAACCGGTTGGGTTGGAATCCTCCTTGCCGACATGGGCGAGGTCCACGACAACGAGAAGGGCAAATACTACTTGTTTCACCTTGATTACGAAATAAACATACTGGAGCTTACCAGGCAAGACATTGAGGAGCAATTTGACACTTATTTCAAACCGCTGTAATGCTTAACAACTTCGACATATCGGACATTGAAAAACTTATCTCCGACAAGGTAAGGGAGCTCGGTGTTTCCGAAAACGTCTGGAACAACAGACCGAAGGCAACCAGCGACAAGATTTCGGATTTTGTCGTTGTAAAGGTTTCCGGCGGCATTTCCGACAAGGCCGCTTACGGCGATTGCCGGGTGCTCGTTTATCTGTTTGCCCGTGACATTAAGGAAATGAAAAACTCCAAGCGTTTGTCCGTGATGCAGCAGAAGTTGAGAGAGCTACCCCTTTGGATTGAGCCGCTCCTTATCAACGGAAAACCTCGCGTAATCGGAGATACCGCAGACGATTTTGGGTTTCACACAAGGATATTGAATTTCAAAGTATTTATAAAATCTAAATAGCTATGGCTAACACTGCTACTCTTACCCAAGCTATGCTTGACGACCTCCATATCGGCAACGCATCG